AGGTATTACGGAGTCAGCGTCGAATCTATTTTCTACGATGAATAACACCACGAAACGTGGTATCAGAGCGTGGGAACGGGGTGAGAATACAGATGAAGATCTTTTATAACCAGTATGCGACCAAGAGCGATATCCAAGAGCTGATGCAGAGTCGATGGGAGAAAGCAGTTCAGGTATTTAATAAATGCAAGAAACTAGAGATGGATCCGATGAACTTGCGACCGGACAAGGTTCCAAGTCAACTCGTCTTTGAGGTCTTGGGAATCAATTATAACTTTGCGTTCACCCAGTATAAAGCCAAGCAAGAGAATCTCTCAGTATCCAATTCCAATGGAGTAGAAAGATGGACATTCAAACCCTCAATGAAAAGTTAAGACTTGAAATTCTAGTAAACACCGCTGATTATCCCCAAGAGCGGGTGGTACGATCTGTCTTAAGCCAACTGCGAAAAGAAGGGGTGCTGTTCATCCCATCGGAGAAGGGTAAAGGAATCTACATCCGGATCGATCATGCCAATCGAAGTGAGATCGAGACCTATGCGAAAGCCCAAGCGCGTCATTTCAAAACCCAGTACTTCAATACCATGTTGCCCATGAAGAACTATGTGGAGGACTTAAAACTGCTGCGGATGCTGGGAAGGCTTGAAGGGATCCTGGATGAAGAAAAGTGAGTATCAGCAGAGGTTACCACAATTTGCCCGTGATTTGCGTCTCGCGGAGAAAAGTCAACGGACCATCGAGAAATATATCTGTGATGTCCAAAAATTCGTCGACTTTATCCCGGAAAACGAAGAAATCACCAAAGAACATGTCTTGGCCTACAAGGAGAAGATCTGCTCAGGCAAATACAAATCAAATAGCATTAACACGTATATCGTCATTCTCAATCGCTTCCATCGTTGGGCTGAGAAATCGGAACTGTCCGTCAAGGAAATCAAGACGCAACAGAAATCCAGTCTCTCCGATGTGGTCAGCCGCGCAGATGCCAAACGACTGTTACGAGTTGCCAAGCAGCGCAAACGAGTTGACATCTACTTGATTCTGAAGATCTTTATGACGACAGGGATTCGCATCAGTGAATTGGAATACTTCACCGTAGCGAATATCCAGAAGCACCACTTCAAAGCGTTTAACAAAGGCAAAGAGCGCGAGATCCTGTTAACCCAAGAGCTCGCTCGTGAATTACGAAAATACTGTAAAGATCATCAAATCCGAGAGGGCAAGATCTTTACCTTAAGCACCCCGACGATTTGGCGACAGATGAAACAAACAGCCAGCGAAGCAAAAGTGTCCTTGGAGAAAGTCCATGCTCACAGCTTCCGACATCTGTTCGCCAAAGAGTTCATGGAGCAATACAACAACGTCCTGGACCTAGCTGATATCTTAGGCCATAGCTCGCTAGAGACAACCCGGATTTATACTCGATCCTCCTTGGACGAAAAGAGAAAAAAACTCGAAAATATGAACCCTCGTAAAAAATGACGGGGCAAAGGAGCAAACCGCATGAACTTCAATGAATTCGTACCCCTCGATGTTGAACTTTTCAACAACCGCAAAATCAAACAGTTACGCAAAATGCCGGAGGGAAACTCAATGGTCGCTTTCTGGATCCAGCTACTTTGCTTGGCTGGAAGTACGCAAGATAATGGTGAAATCTACCTTGCATTGGATCGTCCGTATTCGATCAAAGAACTCGCAATTGAAGTGGATTTTTCGGAAGATTTTATTGAAAAAACGCTGAAAATATTTGAAGAATTTCAAATGATTTCGCGAGAAAATTCAAAAATCTGTATAAAAAACTGGAATTTTTACAAGTCGATCAGCGAGCTTGAATAGCGTATGAGCGATGTGATATGGATCAAGCTTTACATCGACTTGTTCGAGAATGTCAAAATCAAGAACTTGGATGCATTGCCCAAAGCGGATACCTACTTTCGGATCTGGATCAATCTGTTGATACTCGCCGGAAAGACCAATAATAAAGGCTTTATTTACTTTTCAGAAGATCGTCCGCATACAAATCAATCCCTTGCGATCGTAATGAATCGGTCAAAAAAGGTTGTTGCGGAGGCGATTTCCCTCTTTGAAGAGTTCAAAATGATCGAAATTGAAAACGGTTTTATCAAGATTATCAACTGGTCAAAGTACCAAAGTCTGGATAAATTGGACGCCATTCGTGAGAATAATCGAAATGCGAAGCGTCGGCAACGGAGTAAACAGGCTGCAAATGTCACTGACAATGTCACTGACATGTCATCGAAAAGTCGCACATGTCATGATACAGAATTAGAATTAGATTTAGAATTAGAAAAAGATAAAGAAAAAGATAAAGAAAAGATAAGACAAAACAAAGAGAAAGATAAAGAGAAAACAAAGAAGTTTACTGTACATTCGCGCGCGAAGGAAGAACGAGATGATGTCCATGAACCCCGTAGCGAACTTTCTGGAAAACCAATCCTCAGTTAATTTAACATCTAGTCTTGAGTCCAAAGTCGATCGCTACAACGAAGAAGTCGGAACCCTCCAAGGAAACGATTGTCCGATCTGTAGAAACAAGGGCTATATCATGATCCTGGATGATGGTTATACCGCGCTGAAGAAATGCGAATGTTTGGAGACACGCAAGAGCAAGAAACTCATCGAGAAGAGCGGACTCAAGAATCTCATCCAGGAATACACTTTTGAGAAATTCGTTGATCAGGAAACCTGGCAGCGGGTCATCAAGGAAAAAGCCTTGGCCTTTGTCCAAGACACCGATTCTCATTGGTTCTTCATCGGTGGTCAAGTCGGAGCGGGGAAAACCCACATCTGCACCGCAATCGTCAATGAACTCATGAAGAAAGGGAAAGAAGCGCTTTACATGCTGTGGCGCGATGAAATCATGAAGCTCAAAGCGAACGTCATGGAAGGGAACGAATACTTCCAAGCGATGGAAGCATTCAAGACCAAGCCGGTTCTGTACATCGATGACTTGTTCAAATCGGAACGCGGGAAGCAACCCACAACTTCCGACATCAACATCGCCTTCGAAATCTTGAATGCCCGCTACAACAATCCGGAACTGACAACCATCCTGAGTTCTGAGAAACTGTTAAAGGAAATCCTGGGGATCGATGAAGCCATCGGTTCCCGGATCTTCCAGAGAGTCGGGAGTTATATGCTTGAACTCAATAAAAACCCCAAAATGAATATGCGACTGCGTGAAAGGAAACAGCAGCATGAATAAATACCGAGAGAACATCGAAGTTTATCTTTACGATCGAAGAGAACTCCAAGCGAGCAAAGATCAAAATGAACAACAGTGGTCAGCCATTATCGAGAAGATCTGCGCTAAGTACGAAGGAACGGAAATGGGGAAGTTAATCCACTTAAAGTATGAAATGCGACTCCCTGAACAACAGATATTCGAACGACTCAATGTCGAAAAAACGACCTACTATGTCTGGCGCAATCGCTTAGTGAATGAAATCACCCTACAAGCAGCCTACCAGCGGCTCATCAAGCCGTTCTAGAAAGAGGGACAATGCAATTTGAAACCTTGAAGTTAAGTGAACTGAAGTATGCCCACTACAATCCCCGTAAAGAGCTGAAAGCCGGGGATGCGGAATATGAGAAAATCAAACGCAGTATCCAAGAATTCGGTTATGTCGATCCGATCATCATTAATGCTGATCGAACAATTATCGGAGGTCACCAACGCGCTACGGTCTTGAAGGACCTGGGTTACGATGAAGTCAATGTCGTCCAGGTCGAAGTCGACAAAACCAAAGAGAAAGCTTTGAACATTGCTCTCAACAAAATCAGTGGCGAATGGCAGATGGACAAGTTGAAGGATCTCTTGCTTGAACTCGAACATCAAATCGACTTGGGTGTCACTGGATTTGATGATGATGAATTCAAGGAGCTCCTGGCCAAGATGGATACGACTTCGGCTGAAGAAGATGACTTCGATGTTGAGGCAGCGTTAGAAGCGATTGAGCAACCGAAAGCCAAGCGAGGGGATATCTACCAGCTCGGACGCCATCGGCTCATGTGTGGCGATTCAACGGACGCCCAAGACGTGTTCTTCTTGATGCATGGGAAGCAAGCGGATCTGATCGTTACGGATCCTCCGTACAACGTCAATTACGAAAACAAGATCGACTACCATAAGAGTTTCAAGAACGAGCATCGGAAAAACAATGAGATCCTAAACGATCATATGGATAGCGATAAGTTCTACGATTTCCTACTCGCGATGTATATCTTAGCATACGAGCATCTGAAACCGGGTGGTGTGATTTATGTCTTTCACAGTGACGTCGAACGAGTCAGCTTCCAGGAGGCATTCCGGACAGCTGGGTTCAAGTTCTCCGAGAACCTCATCTGGGTCAAGAACTCCTTCAACCTCAGTCGGCATGACTACCACTGGCGTCATGAACCGATTCTGTATGGATGGAAAGAGGGAACCGGCCACTTCTTCGTTGATGACCGGACACAGTCGACGATCTTCGATGAAACCCAAAACATCGAGAAGCTTAAGAAGGAAGAACTAGTCGAACTCCTATCTAAATTCCTCGAGCAAACCCAAACGACGATCCTCTACGAGAATAAGCCGCTCAAGAGTGACATTCATCCCACCATGAAGCCCGTACCGCTCATTGGACGCTTGATTAAGAACAGTAGCCTACGCGATCAACTTGTCTACGAACCCTTCGGAGGAAGCGGCTCTACGCTGATTGCGGCGGATCAGTTGGACCGGACTTGTTACTGCATGGAACTCGATCCTCGATACGTGGATGTGATCATTCAGCGCTGGGAGGACTTGACTGATACCAAATCTGTACAGCTAAACCTAGAGTAAAAATACTTCTATTCAATCCAATAATTAACGATATAATATTCCCGAGGACATGCGGACTTCCCCCCAAGAACTAGAACGCATGCCCTCTTTTCTATACTTTCATCCACTTATCCAAATTTAGGTGTAAAATATACAATAAGAGGTGACTCTTATGACAAAATACATGATTATGTTTTTACCTGTAATTATTCTCTTCTTTCATTTTGGATTGGTCCTATACAGTGTTGAAAAATTATCGAGGAGAGAAGTTACACGCGTATACTCAAAGCAGGGTTGGATCATAATCATAATTTTCTTAGGAATCATCGGTCCAATTGCTTACTTGCTTAATGAAGAGAGAAATTAATCGTTAACACTAAGGCGTGAAAAGCTCAATGGATTTGCTAAAAAACAGGGGTCGATTTTCCAGGAAAGTATCGATCCCTTTTTTCATGCCTTAAACCCTTAGTTTATGGGCTAGAACTCACTTTTCCGGTACGTAATCTAACCTTAGGCTTATATTGCGTTGATAATCAATCAATGTAGTCATATGCGTAGCAATCACTAGTAAGTTCTGTTCGATTATTTCCTGCTTTTTAGAAAAGGATTTATTTAGTTTTCTTAAAGGATTGATTCTTTGCAAACTTGGAAATTTTATAGAATTATTACTCCCAGATCCTCGAGCCACTCTTTCAAATCAAGATATTCGATTACACCTACCCTAGATTCTTTAAGTTTACCATCTCTAAAAATGAAGGTATGTGGAGTGTATTCGACAATCCCTAAATAGTTATCAATCAAATCGTTCAAATCTTCAGTATCATCCGTGTTTGCTTCGACGTAATAGAATTTTACATCATAGTTTTTAACTAGTTCGGAGATTATTGGTTTATATTCTTTACAAGCTGAACAAACTGAAGATCCAAGATAAAACACAACGATCTCGTTACTCTTAAGAAGATTTGGCATTTCTTTCGCCTTAATCTTTATAGGACCTCGAGGAGATGAGCTACATCCAAAAAGTAGAAGTAAGATACTGAGTAACACAAGTAGTTTTTTCATTTTTTGTTTTTCCTTTGTTTTGGTTATTATATGCTAATCAGTTAAAATTTAATTGTAACCAGGCTGGTCTTAGAATCATCAATAGGCCGATTGTAATCATAATTATGCCACCCACGAGGTGTGACCATTTTCCATATTTGGTGGAAAGTCCAGTTAATGTCATTGTTTTCATAGCGATATAGAACACAAGCAAATCATCCAATAAGAAGAACAGAATGTATAGCAGTAGATATCCGACATATTGAAAGGGATTCAGGTTTTGTAAAGCTAAGATTTGTGTAAAGATAACAGGAAATCCAGCCGAACAAAGCAGCTCGACGAAATTCACCGATAATGCCAATCCCATGATTCCAAGGATTGCCAAGTAAAACACTGGTTGGTTTGAAATCGTCAGGATTTTGTTCTTAAGTTTCTTCCGTTTTCGATCATCAACGACTTCACAACCATCATCAGGTGTTTTCAAAAAACTCTTGAAATTGAAGATGCCACCAATAATAGCTATCACGCCAATACCCCAACGGACGTAGGAAATTGATCCGAAAAAAACTGTGATATTAAGCCATGAAAGCATAAAGAGAAAATACATCAAAGCAGAAGTGAGCAGGAAGACTCCACCTAGAATCCACATTTTCTTCTTATCATTCATTCTAAATAACATACCAATCAAGAAAAGCAGAGTCCACATAGCACAAGGATTGAACCCATCCAATGTTCCTAGAATAATCGCTACCATTGGGATCGAGACTGTTGACATATCTACTGTGCCAATGAAAGGTAAGGATACGGAAGAACCACCTGTGTAATCAACTGAGCCGGAACCAGGTTTCACTAACCCAAGCATCTCTCCAACCAAATCTCGAACAGGTGACTTCCGTGTATCTTGAATAGCATCAAGAATTGCTACATCTGTGACACCATTAGTAAATCCGGTGATCCTATATCTACCGATCAAAACAAATGGAACCGTATTAATTGGAGTTCCAATTAAATCACCTACTTTCTTCATGATTTCACGATTCTCTTGATTATAAATAACTTCATATCGATGAAACACTAAGTCCGGATTTTGTCCGCTGAGCTCTTCGAAAAAAACTTCTTGAGCTGCACAATGAGAGCAATCTTTTGAATAAAAAACATAGATATTAATTTTGCTCTCTTTAGCTTGGGTTGGGATGCTAAACACCGAAAGCAAAATTAGAAACAATATAAATTTCTTTCCCATTTTTTCTCCTAACATGAAAGGTAAAACACGAACGTCTGGATAAAATCGAGCTTTATACTATCTTTGCGATTTTGGTCTTGAATGTAATTCCTGGATGAAAAATCACACTAAAATGATCTTCGATGATTGAATAATTCTACTCATAATAACCTTTTTCACTCAAAGCAAATTTTGTATGTCGACCGCTGTTTTTAGTTAACTTCGAGAAGTTTAGACAAGAATATATTTTGCTGTACAACATTGACCTTTAAAGACCCTTAACATTCATGACCCGCATTGCATTAAAGACCGCGATCAAGGCAACACCGGTATCAGCGAACACTGCTTCCCACATCGTTGCGACTCCGTAAGCACCCAGAACCAGGAATATGGACTTAACACCTAAAGCAAAGAAGATATTTTGAAGAACAATTGACCGAGTCTTCTTAGCCACTCGAATTGCCGTCGCGATTTTGGATGGTTCATCTGTCATGATTACGATGTCAGAAGCCTCAATGGCAGCATCAGATCCAAGCCCGCCCATTGCAATTCCAATATCGGCTCTGGCAAGAACTGGTGCGTCGTTAATGCCATCACCAACAAATACAACTTTCCCTTTCTTCGACTTCTGTGTATTCAATTTCTCGAGTTGAGTTACTTTATCTGTTGGTAGTAACTCCGAGTATACTTCATCTAGTCCGAGTTGTTTACCGATTCTATCACCAACATTCTTGAGATCACCGGTTAACATCACAGTCTTTTGAACACCTAATTTCTTCAATTCTTTAATTGCATTTATTGCATCTTCCTTCACTTCGTCTGAAATGACAATGTATCCGGCATAGAGGTTTTCAATAGCTACATGAACTACTGTTCCTAGAGTATCGGGATCTGTATACTTAATCTGTTTATTTACCATTAGCTTCGAATTACCTGCCAGAACCTTTTTGCCACGTATATTCACATCGATTCCAAACCCAGAAATCTCTTGATAGTTTTCCACATTACTACCCTCAATATTCTTTTTATAGGCAGAAAGAATGGAAAGCGCAATTGGGTGATTCGAGAGACTTTCAGCATAAGCAGCATATTCTAGTAATTCTTCATTTGTAAAACCATTTTGAGCATTTAGCTCTGTTACGATGAATACACCTTTTGTAAGTGTGCCTGTTTTATCGAAAACGACGGTCTCAACATTATTCAAGGCTTCTAAATAATTGCTACCTTTGACTAAAATTCCTAATTTAGATGCGCCACCAATACCACCGAAGAATCCGAGTGGGATAGAGATAACAAGTGCACAAGGGCAGGAAATAACCAAGAACACGAGAGCCCTATATAACCACACTGAGAATGTTGCGCCTGGTATTACAAGCGGAGGAATTATGCTAAGAGCTAGTGCCGCGAAGACAACGACAGGCGTGTAATAGCCGGCAAACTTTGTAATGAACTTTTCAGTAGGGGCTTTCTTACTACTTGCATTCTGAACCAAGTCCAGAATTTTCGATACAGTAGATTCAGCGAATATTTTCGTCACTTCAATTGTTAAGACACCGTTTTTATTAATGAATCCACTCAATGCAACACTGCCAGGTTCAAGTTCTCTTGGAACGGATTCGCCGGTCAATGCCGCAGTGTCCACCATCGATCGTCCATCAATTACTTTACCGTCAAGGGGGATCCTCTCTCCAGGCTTCACTACGATTTTGTCGCCAATAATAACTTCCTCTGGAGATACTTTTCTAAGGTCGTCTCCGATCTTGAGATTTGCATAGTCAGGACGAATATCCATCAATGCAGTAATAGATTTTCTGGAGTGACCAACAGCTAAGTCTTGAAACAACTCACCTACCATATAAAAGAGCATAACCGCGACCCCTTCAGGATATTGACCAATAATGAACGCGCCAATTGTCGCAACACTCATTAAGAAGTATTCGCTGAATACTTGTCCACGCGCGATACCTTTTATTGCGCGTAAAACAACTTCACCTCCGACGATCAAATAACTTATTAGGAATAGCACGAACTCAATTGGTTCAGAAAACTTAAAGATTATACCGATTGAGAATATAGAACCACCAAGAAGGAATTTGATGACTTGTTGTTTAATGTCTTCACCTTCAGCATCTTCCTTGTGAATATGATTCTCGCCCGCTTTTGTGATACCCTCTTGAGTGTGTTCATCGAAGCTGACCTTGATTTCAGGTTCGATTTTTTTCGCTACTTTCTCGATCATCAGGTTAAGTTTCGCAGCATTGCTTCCTTCATTTGCTTCAATTGTCATTTTTTGTGTAACGAAATCAATACTGGCGAATTTCACGTCATCTATTTTCCCGACTTCATTTTCTATCTTCGTTGCGCAACTCGCACAAGAAAGACCCTCGAACTTGACGATCATCCGCTTACTTACATGCACATCGTTCTCTTTGACAACAACATCAGGTTCATGTTTATTGACGATTTCTTTTACGTTTGCGATTACATTGTGCACTGACGAATCTTCTTCAATTTGGAGTGACATCATTTTTGTTGCAAAATTCACTGAAGCATTAACACCTTCTAAACCATTAACATCTCGCTCGATTTTAGCGGTGCAATTCGCGCAATCCAGACCTTCAAGGAGCAATTGTTTTTTTATCATAATTCATTAGTTCCTTCCGATATGTGAGACATACCTTGATTAAAAATTTGTTTTACATGCTCATCACTTAGTGAATAGTAAACGATCTTCCCATCTCTTCTGGACCTAACAAGATTAGCTTGTTTAAGAATCCTTAATTGATGAGAAATTGCTGATTGGGTCATGTTCAAGAGAACAGAAATGTCGCACACACATAACTCTGATTCATCAAGAGCCCACAGTATTCTGACTCTTGTAGAATCACCAAATAGTTTGAATAGTTCAGCGAGGTCAAACAATTTCTCTTCTTTTGGCATTTTTTCCTTAACTTGGTTCACGATTTCTTCGTGAATAACTTCGCAGTCGCAACGTTCCACATACTGACTTTTCTCAAACATACTTATTGCCTCCTAGTTGTCGATTGAACGATTGAACAAGTGTTCAAGTGACAAATTGATTATAGTTCAATCACAGGGAAATTGTCAATAATTTTAATGTCACATAATGCTTTCAAAATATGAATGATATTTGATTATTAATTTCGGTACTTACCGAAGTTTTTTTGTATGGTACCGTTTCACTGTAAAGAGGTGATAATTTGGCAAAAAGCAAATGGGAATCTGTTCAAGCCAAACTGCACCTGATCGAGAAGTGGGCAAGAGACGGACTGCGCGAAGATCAAATCGCAAAGAACCTTGGGATATCCGTCACTACCTTAGAAGTGTATAAGAAAACCTATCCCGAGTTAATGAAGTCCCTTAAAAAGGGGAAGGAAACGCTGATTACCGAACTTGAAAATGCGTTGATCAAGAAAGCTCTTGGATATGACTATGAAGAAAAGAAAGTTTACACCAAGACCGAATCCGGTCAATCCGTTACTTATACCGAGATTACCAAAAAACATCAACCGCCTGATACTGGTGCTTTGTTCGGACTTTTGAAGAATAAGGACCCGGAACATTACTCCGACAATCCTCAAATGCTATTACTCAAGAAGCAAGAGTTGGAACTGAGAGAACGTTTAGCAAAACAAGGGGACTGGTAATGGCAAAATACCAAGTCCTGTCTGATTTCTATAAAAGTCCGGAATGGATCAACTTACGCAAGCAGCTTATGCTGCAGCGAAGTACTTCAAGCAAAGGGTTAGTATGTGAAATCTGTCATGAACCGATCCTGCGAGATATCGAATGTATCGGACATCATAGTCAAGAACTCACACCACAGAATGTCAATGATGTACAGGTGAGTCTGAATCCAAAGAACATCCTTCTCGTACACCATCGCTGCCATAATGCAATCCACGAACGCTTTGGACAAACCACACTACAACGGGTTTATATCGTCTTTGGACCACCGTTGGCCGGTAAGACCAGCTTTGTCCGAAGCAATAAAGGACGTAGGGACATAGTGCTGGATCTTGATGAACTGTATCAAGCAATCACACTACTACCTGCCTATGACAAACCCTCAGAGCTCAAGATGAATGTGTTTCGAATCCGAGATGAACTCCTCGATCAAATGAAAATCCGCATGGGGAAGTGGCAGAATGCTTGGATCATTGGTGGCTATCCACTGCAATCTGAGCGTCAACGCCTCGCAACAAGCCTCGGTGCTGAACTGATCTATGTCGAAGCCGGTGAGGAAGAATGTCTTCGTCGTTTATTTGAAGATAGGGATAAACTGCCGTTTCAAACGGAATGGCAGAAATATATCCACGATTGGTTCCTTGCATTTCGTCCAGACTCCCCCCCGGTCGAAATGTGGGGACACTGATTGGGAACTGGACAAGGGACAACGGATGCACGCAAACCGAAAATTTGAGATTTCGTCCCCAGTTTTCAAAGAAGTCATGAAACCGAATCAATATTAAGAAACTCCGGAAAGAAGGTGAGAGAATGAGCGAAAAATTAACCCAACAATCGGAACTCGAAAAGCTGAAGGAAGTCTTCAAGAAAGTCGATCCCGACAAGCAAAAACTCGTTGAGAAGCTCATTCATGAAGCCGCCTTCTTGGCCGGTCAAAATGACCATTTGCGGTCACTGATTACACAAACCGGGATGATTAAGACGCATCCTACGCAACCTAACCTGCAGAAACCGACCGAAACCGGCAAGCAATACTTACGTAACCTTCAAGCTTACTCGGTCGTCATTAAGACCCTGGGGGCGGTTCTGACCAAGAATGCCATCGAAGAAGAAGACGCATTAGACTCCTTCCTCGATGAAGATGAATGACCTTTCTTGAAGAATACATTCAAGCCATTGAAACCGGAGAGATACTCGTCGGTCAAGAGCTTGAATTCGTCCTTCATCAACTCCAGAAAGAAACCCAGGATCCACGTTATCGTTACGAACCCAAACGAGCGAAGAAACGAATCCAATTCATCGAACGCTTCTGCAAGCATACAAAGTCGCCGTTTCATGGGAAGCCCTTCAAGCTTGAACTCTGGGAAAAAGCCTTCATTGAAGTCATCTATTCCTTCATCCGCGTCTCTACCAACAATCGCCGCTTCAAACGTGTCATCTTACTTATCAGCCGCAAGAACGGGAAATCCACCCTGACTGCGGCTTTGGCATTCACGGAACTCATGATGGGTAGTGGTGGATCCGACATTGTCTGTTCCTCCAATGATGACGCGCAAGCCTCGATCATCTTCCTTGAGATCGGTGCGATGCGGGAAATGTTTGATCCCTATAACAAGCGGACGCACAAGAACTTGCGCTGGATCCTCAACAAGAAGAACAAAAGCAAGGTCTTCAAGCTCTCGGAGAAAACCCACAACAAAGAAGGCTATAACATCGAGTTTGGAATCCTGGATGAAAGTCATGAAATGAAAGACAACTCGATCGCCAAACCAATCGAACAATCCCAATCCACCAAAGACGAACCACTCTTCATCAACATTACGACTGAGGGATTCATCAATGATGGCTATCTCGATAAAGAACTCCAATACGCCCGACGCGTCATGGCTGGAGAGCACGAAGATGACACTTTGTTGTCTTGGCTCTATACCCAAGACAGTGAAGCCGAGATCTGGCAGGATGAGCGCACCTGGGTGAAATCCAATCCGTCACTTGGTTTGATCAAGAAAGTCGATTACCTTCGCGATCAGATCAACAAAGCCAAGATGGACAAAGGTGATCGGATGTATGTGTTGGCCAAAGACTTCAACATCAAGCAAAACAATGCGGAAGCCTGGTTGATGGAGCAAGACTATGTCAATACCAGCACCTTCCAGCTCGAAGACTTTATTGGATGCATTGCCCTCGGCGCCGTCGACTTAGCGGAAACCACTGACCTGACTTGTGCCAAGGTTCTCTTGATGAAAAAAGGAGATCCGACGAAATACATCCACACCCGTTACTTCATTCCCGAGAGTAAAGTTGCCAAAGGCGCCATCGAAGATAAGAAAGATTATCTTGAATGGGCTCGTCAGGGACTGATCGAAATCACCGAAGGAAACGAAGTGGATCTCTCCCGCGTTGCGAAATGGTTTGTGGATCTGTATAAGAACTACAAGATTCGAACCTACAAAACTGGGTATGACAATCGCTTTGCGAAAACCTGGTTGACCTCGATGGATAACTACGGACTCGATACGGAACGTGTCGATCAAAACCGCTTCACGCTGTCCAATCCGATGAAGTTACTCGAAGCCGATTTGAAATCGAAACTCGTTAACTACAACAACAATCCGATCGACCGATGGTGTCTCAGTAATACTGCGATCAAGATCGATAACTTGGGATTGGTGATGCCAGTGAAAGTCAACGATGTTCGAAACCGCCGCATTGACGGCGCCGCAACGAAGATCATTCTGTATTCGATGTGGCAACGATATCGCACTGAATTTCTTGAAAGTACTCGATAAGGGAGGGTGTAAAGATGGGATGGTTTGATTCCCTTGTCCAACGATTTAATAAGCCGCCCAGTGGTTCAAGCCAACTCGCTATGGTCAACGGGAATGTCCCGATCTATGCACAGTTTGGCCAGAGCGTCTTTGCGAGTGATGTGGTCCAACAAGCCATTGCTTGCATCGCTCAAGAAATAAGCAAACTCACTCCGAAACATATTCGATTTGATAAGAATAACCTGCAGGTCCCGGTCTTCGATTCGATTGCGGATCTCCTGGAATATGGACCCAACGAGTGGAGCACCACCAAGGATTTCCTTGAGAAAATCACCTGGCAACTCTTCCTCAACTACAACGTTTTCATCCTCCCCGTTTATGACGAAACCATAACCGGAGAGGGGAAATCGAGGAAGTATCGAGCCCTCTATCCTCTGGATCCGACGGAAGTCTCCTTCATCGTCGATGGTAAGAATGAACTCTATATCGATCTCCGCTTCAATGCAGGTGAAAAACTTGTTGTGAAGTATTGTGACCTGATCCACTGGAGACATCGCTATTCAGTCAATCCGTTCATGGGGGGTAACGCCAATGGTCAACCGGATAACCAAGCGCTCCTTCAAACCGTCGATATCAACCACAAGTTGCTGCAATCCATTGAGAAATCCGTGAACTCCTCGATGCAGATCTATGGCGTCATGAAGTACAACACGATCCTGGATGAAGACAACATGAAAGCGGAGATCGCTCGGTTCGAAAAGATGCTATCAGAGAACAAGAACGGGATCATCGGAGCAGACCTCAAATCAGAGTATATCCAAATCAAACCGGATCCCAAACTTGTGGATCAAGAGACCTTAGCCTTCATTGATTCCAAGATCCTGCGCCATTATGGCGTACCATTACCGATCCTGACTGGAGATTTCACCCCGGAGCAGTACCAGAGCTTCTATGAGAAAACCTTAGAACCCTTGGTCAACTCCTTAAACCAAGTCTTTACGAAGATCCTCTTCACTCAGCGGGAGTTACAGTTTGGAAACAAGATCGTCTTCTATGCCAACAATCTCCTCTACATGGCACTCGACAAACGCGTTGAGGTCGGCGATCTCCTTGGAAATCGCGGGGCTCTCACCAACAATGATCTACTTGCCCTGTTCGGCTATCCACCCTATGAAGGCGGGAATGTTCGCTTGATGTCGCTCAACTATGTCGATGTCAACATCGCCAGTCAATACCAACTCAAAAACGCCCAAGCCAAAAAGGAGGAACCGACTAATGAACCACAAGAGTGAACTCGTCTTTCGCGCGTACACCTCCGACTTCTCCTTGGAAGGCAACAAACTCAGTGGTCTAGCTGCCGTCTATGAAAACCGGACCAAGATCGGAAATCTCTTCCATGAAGTGATTGAGCGGGGTGCGTTTGATGAATCTGATCTCACGGACGTCCTATTCTTCGTCAATCACGACATGAGTAAGATTCCCTTAGCCCGGAGTCGCCGCAACAATGGAAACAGCACGATGACCTTGAAGGTCGATGAGCAAGGATTGCATGTGGAACCGCAACTCGATGTCGAGAATAACGCGGACGCAAGAGCCTTGTACTCCGCCGTGAAGCGCGGAGACATCACCGGAATGTCCTTCCTGTTTACCGTTAAAGAAGATGCCTGGGAAGACCTCGAGAAAAACATCCCAACGCGGCGAATCAAGAAAATCGCGCGCGTTCGTGAAGTATCGGCCGTGAATTTCCCTGCTTATGATGCCACTGAAATCTCAGCACGCGATGAACGATCTCTGGACAGCGACGTTCTAGCATTGGAGAATGCGCGTGCCGCTTTGGAGAAAGCGAAAACAAGTTCAGAGATATGGAAGTTGAAGAATCGCATGTTGCAAATGAAAGCCCGAGGATAAAGGAAACATGAACAAAGAAAAACTCCTGAAGCTGATTCAGGACAAACAAACCAAAATGGATGCGCTCCTAAAGCGCTCCGAAGCCTCCGAAAAAGTGGAGGAACTCCGCACCTTGAATACGGAAATGGAAGAACTCAAAAACGATCTCGACAACCTGCGTGCCTTGGTCAAAGACCTGGATGAAGATGAACAACGCAGCACCCAAAAGAAAACGATCTTGGCGACCTATGGGGTTAAAACCAAGAGTGAGAAATCCGACGAAACCCGGTCGGAAGAACCCGATGAATTTGAACAACGCGCTGAGGCGTTCAAAGCGTCCAACAAAGTCGAATTCAGCGTCGAGGAAGTCCGCGCCGTCACCATCGGATCGGGAAACCTGATCTCTCCAAAACCGGTCCAAAACACGATCAACGAGAAGTTCAATGAAGTCTCTTCGGTGGTTGAATTGGTCAATGTGGTTTCGGCGGAGGGGATGAC